GAGTTCCAAGCAGTTAAATAAATGACAAACTAAGCATGTAGTACCAAAGGTAGACATTTTCTGGACGCGGGTTCAAATCCCGCCAGCTCCACCAATTACGGGGTAGCTAAACCCCTACCAAACAAGGGTTTAGCTACTACCACCCCACTAGACACCCACTAAAAAATGACACGCAATGACACGCAAATGACACTCACCTTTTAGATCGCGCTTGAGTGTCAATCAAGTGCACTTACCTTGTGAATAAAAGATGCTATACTTTTACTTTATTCAAATACCAGATAATTGAAGTGATGCGCGATAAACTAGAAAGCTACTTTAAACAGGCCATGATAATTTTATTTATCTGCGTGTTTGTTTTGCTTCCTGCTTATATCGGCTTTACAAACGTGATCAATCATTAATCTCGTTGTACTTCAGATTAAAGCGATCAATAACTGTCTCCATCTGAGCTTCAATCTTTTCCACATTCTCTTTGTCATCTTTTTCTTTGAAGTGATCTAATCGCTTGCGTAATAGCTTCAGTCTCTTTTGCGTGCGCTTTGCATCGCTAACAAGTCGAAGCTTATCTTTATTATCCTTTCTAAAGTCAAGACGCGATTTACCTTTCAATGATTCAAGCTCAGCTTGAAGCGTTTCAACCTCGTCTAACCTTTCATAGAAAGTATTGCTATCACCGTGATCGGTAGTCTCACCGTAGAAGCGGCGAATGAATGGTGTACGTGCTGGCTCAAATTCACCTTGCATGCCTCTCGCTACCGTTTCTGATGTATTAAGAACGAAACGTGATGCGCCACTACCAATGTATTCAAGCATGTAACGAACCGTTTCAGGATGAACATCAATCAAGCCGCTTTGGTATTCACTGCCGCCAGTGGCTTCATTAAGGCCCATAGCCACTTGCTTATAAAACTCGTTAGTAGATTTGAAACCGCTACCGGCATCTGATTTTTTACTACCATAGTTTTCATTCGCTTCACTGAATATTGCGCTACCAAAGAAATTGCTATTCGTTGCTAAGTCAATAAACGGCTTGCCGATTTGTGGCATTATCGTTTTAACGCCAGTTTCTAACGCGTCACCGCCTTCAGATAAACCTATTGGTAAGAATGAGCCCATTGCAGCTTTTGTAAGGAACCCTGCATTTTCTGATACTTCACCACCGCTTACTATTGATTCTGCTGCAGTGCCAAAGTTAGCGAAAATGTTATAGCCGTATGGCATTGGGAAAGTCACATACTCGTTGCTGCCAGGTAACATCAATACAAAGTTACGCTCTTTTACATGCTCTGGCACTTTCTCCCAATAGCTTTCTCCGTCTTCATCTTCACCGGCAATAAAGCGATTCATTAGCGCCATGCTGAAGCCAATACCGGCCATCGCTATCCCTGCTTTCTGAGCGAGGTTTAACTTCCTTTCTCCGTCAACGGTTTTGAATGTACCAATTGCCCGAGCGAAGTTTGCCGTACCTTGAATGCCAGCGTTAGCAAATAGGTAGAGTGAGTTTAACCACGTTCCCGCTTGCCCTTTGCGGTTAAAGTTAACCGTTAGGTTTTTGGCTACTACTGCAGCTTGGTGTTTACTAATGCCTGCATCAATAGCGTTTTTATACACTGATAAACGGATAGTGTTTTCAACTGCAGAGTTGTAATCCTCAATAAATTTAAGCGCAGCCTTGCCATACTTAATTAGCCCAGGCTTGCTCTGCAGCTTCATCATTTGTTGAAGGTCTTTGCTCTGCGTTTCAATATCCTTCATGTCAAAGTAGCCAGTCTTGGCGCCCGACTTTCTGAAGTCATCGAAAATCTGTGACCATTGCGTATCTGCCCTATTTTCACGCAGGGCACGGCGAATACCAGCAAGTGCTTTGGGCATATCACGCAGCACGTTTTTCGTTAGCGCCTTTATGTCAACACCTCGTAGCTTTCCGTCATCCACATCACTTTCAGCTGCCAAGTTATAAAGCGCGGTTTGAACATCGCGTGTAACGTTAGTGATCAAGAACTCCGGGTTGGCAGAAGTAGCCATCATAGACAAGAATCGGTTAACCGTTCCTAGTGCCTGAGTGATACGGTTACCATTATCAACACCAACATTTTTCATTTGCATGGCTAAGACTGGATCATCAATCTTAATATAATACTCCATGCCGCCACGCTTGGTAGCGAACCATTCAGATTGAGGATTGCTAGACAATGCCGACATTTTTTCTTTCGACATTGGCACCATCTTCACTTTACCGTCTGAACCTCTCTTTCGTTCTAGCGGCCCTTCAGTGGTGTAAGCGCTCCATAGTTCAGGGTTCGGCGCTTCTTCTATTAAATTCAGTAAAGCGTTGCCTACTTCATTTTTATGACCACGAGTGATTGCGCGTTGTGTATCAAGGTATGCGTGAAGCAAGGGGCTTTCAGCGCGAGACTTACGGCCAAGTGCTGCAATGCTCTCTTTGCCTTTAATGTTGAAGCCCATACCCGTTCCTTTTGGCTTGCCGCCTTCGTCTTTGGCCTGTCCTTTTAACGGTACGTAGTATTTATAGTTGTCTTGAAAGCCAGAGAACGTTTCTTCATCGATAAGGCCTTGTTCAAACATTTGCTGTGTGCGCTCGTCAATCATTTCGCGCACGCTTTGCTGCAGTTCGTTATAAATTCTGCGGCGAGGATCACGGTTAACAGCGTCAAGAATGCGGCGTGCTTCATCATCGGTCATACCTGAACCCGCTGTCATTTCTTCATCCATACTATGAATGTGCGCGTTACGCTCTGGCGCATGCAAGGCATATAAGAAAAGGTCTAACTCTTCTTGTTTAATATTATGCTTTGCCATCTTTTCAGCCATTGGCTCTAAATACTTCTCGGCCAACTGCCTAAAGTCTTCTTCTACCTTTCCATAGTAAAGTGACTCTACGCCGTAAACGTCTGCTTTATCTGTGGTGTTAATGCCAGCTTTGCGAATTGTGTCTTGCGCACGCTTAACCCGGTTAAACTTATCCTGAATAAAACGAAGTGCGTTATCCGTCCAACTCTCTTCTGGCATAGTAAACGGGGCAGCATCATCGGTTGTGCGGAATAGTGGTGTATCGGAATTACCATCTAGCCAATTCTGATTCTTTCTGTCAAAACCGAGATATTCATTAATGTCATCAATGCTTTCAGCAAAGTCTTGAAGAGACTCAAATTCATCAGAATAAACCCACTTGCCTCCTTGCTTTTCTTCTGAAGTGTAATAGCCATCCTCATTAGGCTTTTTGCTTACTCTATATTGCGATTCCGCACCGCCATCGCCATCTTTTATTGACACTGAATAGTAATCACCTGTGTCTTTTATTATTCCGTCAGGCTTCAAAGCAAAAGATTTTTTCTTAGTATCGGCTTCAGTTCCCTCTTTAGTGTCACTAAAGAACAAATCTTTCGCGCGGTTTATTTTATTTTCTAAAGCTTGAGCCTTACGCATGTCAAAAGGGTTATTCGAACCTTTAAGGCTTTCTAGTTGTGACTCTTGGAAAGCTAATTCTCTAGGGTCGTCTAGCCCCTCTTTGATTAGTTGCTCTTTGGTAATATCTCCCACTCTAAATACCGCCGCTTTATTATCCGTGCTTACGGGGCCATTTTTCGCCGCCGCTCTTGCCTGCTTCAGCACATAGAATAAATCACTATCGGTCACTTTTGAAAGTCCGGGTAAACCAAGCTTGCGCAAACCTTCTCTGATCATGCCTACTATTTCACGCGCTAAACGTTTAACAGAGGGCTTATTGCTTTGCTGCATGTGCGCTAGAAGTTCATCCATAAGCACGCGGTTTTTCATTTCCTGCGGCATATTGGTTTTGTCTAAACCTTTGATGTACTTCTCTAGGTCAATGCTGTGGCGCTTCGCTGTTTCGCGTAATCCTTTCAGGCCACCGTTAGCAATAAATAGTGAGTTGAGCTTTTTGGTAATGTCATCGCCAAATAGGTTTTTAATGCCTAAGTGACCATAAGCCTCATGGAAAATCGTTGTTTCCATATCTAGTGCACTGGTATGCTGATCTAAAACCACATGGACTTTACCTTTATGGAATACGCCTTTTACTTGATACTCTACGCCTTGGGCTTTTGCTGCATCTTTTATATCAGTAGGAAGATCATCATACGAAGAAACAACAGAAACGTAGTTCTTACCCGCACTAGTGAGCCCCTTAACGAATCGACTGACGATTTCATTTGCATTAGAACGGCTAACGGTACGCATGTTGGCGTTACCAGTGACAGTGCCAGCGTTGAGCGCAAATAGTGGCGGTTCAATATCGGCATCAGCATTCTTAGGCTTATCTATAACGATTGTCTTTGTATTTACATTCGTTGAATTGATAGCCTCTTTAAATGCGCCTTCTGGCAATGGCGATTCATCAGCGCCAATTTCGTCAAGCCATTCTCTAAACTGCTTGTCTACTTTATTAGAGCGTTCACCAGCCATGCTACTTGTCACAGCCACCAATCTACCACCAGGCTTTAAGAAACGGTAAGCATGTGCAACGTGCCTTGCTTCTTGTCCTTTAGAGAACGGCGGGTTCATAATGATGCGGTCATAGCCTGAATTAACACCACGCTTTTCTACTCCGGTTAACTCGCTGCGTGAGTAATAACGAGTCGGGCCCACTGAATTTCCATCTTCATCAACCAGTCTTACCCTATCGCGACTACTGCCGCGCATAATGCCGCGAACACCGTCTTTAGTTTCAAACACATCACCAAAAGTAAATGTTCTACTAGGGCTCATAGTTAAGAAGTCGGCACTCGTTGGGCGATAACCCTGCTCAGTGAGATATTCACGCAAACCATGTGCTAGTTCGTTAGTATCAACATTGTCTTTACCAACTATCTCAGCTGCAGCGTCAGCCAAACTACCAACACCGGCACTTGGCTCAAACACGCTCATGCCTTCTTCAATGTCGGCTAGTTCAATAACTTTCTTAGCGACTATTGGCGTAGAATTAAAGAAGTCGTTTTCTTTGTATTTGCCTTGGAACTTGGAAAGCTCAATTTGCTTTTTAACTTTATTGTTGGTATTCGTCGGCTGTGCACCACGCGTAATAGCGTCATATTCAAGCAGCGCAGCGCGAAGCATAGGCGTAGAAGTAATGCCCATCCTTTGTAGGCGATTAAAGTCCTTTGCTACGTCTTCATAGTAGGCGTTTTCAGCATTGGCTTTTATGAACTCTCTGAACTTTCCAAAGTGTTTATGATTGGCGATATACATGCGCGTGCGGCTATCTTTCTGCTTTTTCATTTCCTCTTCAGCATCAGACAACAGCTTTTTGCCTGCCATGGTATAGCCTTTCGTGTCGGCCATTTTGCTAGCTACACGCTTAACCATATCAGGGTACATGCGCGTAAGCGGGTACTCTGCAAACCTTACTTTCTGCTCAGACGTTACACCCTCTTTCCATTTAAGACCGCCAGCCATACCGCCTTCATAGCGAGTTTCAACAAGCTCTTTATCAGCATTGTGGCGTAATCCATTCCATAATGAAGTAAACAAGTCACGTTCAGTACCGTTTGAAAGTTTGGTTAGGTATTTGGCTGTACCATCTTTAATCGCTTTGGCGATAGCTTTAAGCTCTGCAGCCTTAGCTAATTCGCCTTCAGCATTCGCAATGGCGTAACCCGCTTCACGTGAGCGCTTCGCCGTATTGGTTTTGCGGTCAACGCTAAGTGATTCGTTTGCACGCTCTTCTATGCGTTCGGCTAACTCTTCAAGGCTGGCAGTTTTATCTTTTGATACTTTGGTTTTCTCTACGCTTTCACCTTCAAGCACTTTAAGAAACTCGTTTCGAGCGTCTTCAGTTCTGAATTGAAAGCCTGGTATCGCACCCTGTTTATTATAAGCAGAGTAGTAACCGCCTAGTTGCTTAGACTTGGTATTGAGTTCAGTGTAAAGATCACGGTCTACGCGGTCAGCTAAAGACACTATAAATAACTCATGGCCCTTTTTGCTGTGTGTAGTTTCGTGAAGCTCGTAATTAACTTCACCGTCTACCGCGCTGATTTGCTTGGTTTCACGCTGCGCTTGTTCGGCTAGCCTTTCATCTGCATGAAGCCGGTCATACTGCGCCCACTGTTCAGGCGTAAAGTCGTTTGATAAACCATTGCGCACCGCGTTCCTAAAGTCTTCAAGCGTTTGCGGGTTATTCATTCCCTCTATACGCTTTTTACGCTCACTGATTGCATTATCAGTTTCAGCTTTGCGCTTTTTCATGTTGTCGCGGAATTGTTCGTTACTTAGCCCCTCAAACTTCTGTCTGATAGAGTTAAAGCGTGCTTGCTTGCCAATGCCAGAAATCGAAAGCGTGCCGCTATCGCTTGCAATAAAGCCGAACTCGGTAACCATCTGCTCATAAGAAGAATCAACAAGTTCATTCTTCTTCATGCCTGAGTCATGCCAGCCGCGATAAAACTTATCTTTAATTTGAGCAACAGTGTGCGAGCCAATAAACTCTTTCACTTCGGCTTCATTTTCAATAATGTCATTCATTACTGATTTAGCGTCATCAACCGTCAGTGATTCATCGGCTTTTCTGTATCTATCCCAAAACGCCTGGCGCTTTTCGTGAACTGGTTTGTTGTCTTCTTGCTTTGGTGACGCTGTTTCTTTTGGTTTTTCTGGTGAGTTATCGAGAATAGGTTTAACGCGTTTAGCAAGATTAGACCGCGCACCGACAACGCTAGTAAGGCCCCCCATTTTGCTTAGTGCCTTATCCACTGATTGAACTAACTCTTTCGAGTCTGCTTCGCTCATGCCATCAAGAATAGTTTCCATTTTCTTGTTAGCGAACTTGCGGGTTTCTTTGGCAAGCTCTTTACGCCCATCAGCAATATCAGCGGCAATAGTGCCAGCTAAGCGGGTAAACTCATTTCTATCCTTTGCCTTTTTGCTATCCGCTTCTTTTTGCGCCTTTTGCTTTCTCTGCGCGTCATTCATTACCGCCTCAACTGAAGAGGCAATTCTTTTGCGCATGCGATCAAGTTTATCGACTTCACTTCTAAAGGCTTCGTTATTCTTCGCAGCTCGCTTGTTGTACTTGTCAGTGTCTAAATTATCGCGACCTGAAACAATCCAACTAGGGTTGTTTTGACTGCGTATAGACTCACGGCGAGTGAATTGCGCCTGCTCATTAAGATAGCTTTCGGTCAACTCTTTCGCTTTTGCTTTCCGCTCTGGCGTATCAAGTAAACCTTTTTCATTCAAATCATTAAGAATGTCATCAGCTGCGCTATTTAATTCAGCGTTGAAGTCACGACCACGCCCTAAATGTGTAGTGCGGTTATAAGCTTCTTCAACGTCTTTACTAATAGTAGGAACGGTAACGCTTACGCCGTGGGTTACTTTTTCGGCTTCAGGTAGGTCTTTGGTAGGAGAAGTAGCCGCCTCATTAGCGGCTGTATCAATTGCAGTTACTTCGCTTTCTGCGCTTGCCTGCCCATTTCCACTAGCTGCGGGTCGTTGTCCTTCTCCCCGATCTCCTGCGCCACTTTGCCCAACAGGTTCAGGGTTTTGGTCGAGTAAGCTTGTTTGGGCTTCTGCTTGCTGGTCTGTTTGTTCATTGGCTTCATTTGCCTTTCCTAAAAGTTGCTCAGGCTTAACGGTTTCTAACTCACCGCCAAATAAATCATCACCGCCAGTGGTATTACTGGCTAATTCAGCATAACGGCTTAGCGCTTCTTTTACACGCTGTCTGCTTCGCGGCTTGGTGAAGTTTTCACCACCATAGAATATACCAAGAACGACTTTTGTTGTAGGGTCAATGTCACCGGCAAACAAATCAGTTTGCGATACCATTTCACTAAGTTTCTTGCCTTCAGCGCGAGAACGGCGTACCAGGTTAACCGCGTCAATAACGTTTGTCGTAATATCAACATCGTCTTGCGTTGCACCTGCTTTCTTAGCGGCTCGCATCTTGGCCCAATCGCCTGAAGCATCAAGCAATGCGCCACCGATAGATTTAATGTCGTTATCAGAGCTTTCAAACAGGTCATTAACCAATTCAGTATTATCATACGCATTGGCAATCATCGCGGCTTCTACGCGGCGGCGTCCATCTTGTGAAAGCATGCCTTGGCTATCAATCATACTCGCCTGTTCTGATTGACTAACGGCACCTTGCATAAACTTGCGAACAAAGTCACGGTTCCCTGCTGCTGAAACATCACCGCCTTTAAAGTCTGCAATGATATTCCCAATCGCTTTGGCGTCAGCCTTGGCGGTTTCAGACGCACTTAGAGAAAGCGTGCTACGCTCATTACTTTCTTTGGTGTAGTCAACTAAGTCTTGATCGCTCATCTGCGTGCGGCGAATGCGTGCAAGCACTGGCTTTTCAAAGCCTGAAACATCATAACCTTGTTCGATTAATGCGCTTCTGTATTTATCTGCTTTACCGTTTTGATACGCACGCTTTAATGCCAAGCTTCGTCCGTTACCACTTTCAACAATGCCGCTATCACTAATGATAGGCGCACCATCACCAGTTGTAGCGCTCTCACCCAATAGCGCTGGATTTAAGTTGTTGGCAATGCTGTTAATTTGGATTTCAGATGAAGCACGCGTTCTATCACGCGGCTGAAGTGTTTGTGGGTAATCAGGGTTTACGCGACCATCATCAGTATTAGAGGTAACAAGTTGGTCAGCATCCACAATGGCGTATTCAACTTCAAGCTCTCTGCCGTTTGGTGTGTAAACTTTGGTGCGATTTGATTTCTTAGGTACGTCACGTTTTTTCGCTGGCTTAGTTGTGATAGCTGATTGCGTTTGTTGCGCTTCATTTTCTGGCGCCGCAACTTGTTGCTCGCCATCAGTCACCCAACCGTAGCCGCCATTCACTTCAATGACTTGCGGGTTTAAGCCTTGCTCTTTAGCTTGGCGAAATTCTTTTGTTAGCTGTGCTGCGCGGCGTCCACCGAAAGGCTGGCCGTTTCTTTTAACTTGAACATTGCGACCATCTTCACCGAATATAATATCTTTCTGAGGTAAAGCCGGTACGCCTTGGTAATTCTTCGCTTCACGCTCTAGCTGCCTGCGATTAACTTCATTACCTGAACGGGCTTGCTGTTGCTGCCAATATGCATCACCAGCGGCGCTTTCGTTTTGCGCTTGCTCAGGTTGCGTGCTAGGCGCGTAGATAACATCTTCAAAAGGCAATGCTCTATTTGATATATCACTGATGTTATCGGCAAATTCTTGCGCCTGCTGCATTGGTCTACCATCTTCACCGATAATAGTATCTGCGCGATTTGGTAAGCCTCGTGGCCGCTCAAATTCACCGTCAATGATAGGGGCTTCAAGTACCGCGCCAACAGGAACCGAACTAGGCTCTTCGCGATATTGCTCATACTCACCATTATAAGTATATGGCTCCATTGCTCCGCGATATGGCATGTCATTTTGACCAAACTGCCAATTAGGTTGTGTATCGCCTGCTGTCTCACCAGGTATAATTTCAACTTGGTTTGCCGTAGCGCTTTGCTGTGGTGCTGGGCCGATATCAGCAAACGGGTCAGGTATGAAGCTTTCATTATCAGAAATGCTCTGTGTTAAGTCAGTTTCTTCAAATTCGTTAATCGTTGGTTTTTCGCCACGATAACGATTAAGGGCTTCAGTACCCGCTTCAGTACCACCACGGATTGTACCACCTACAAGCGCACCACCCACAAAAGCTTCATCGAGGTTTTCAAGTTCATCAAGAGACTTGCCTTCACCCCATTGCGCTAATACTTCTTGACCGGTTTCAGTAGTACCTTCACCAACGGCTGATTTGCCTACACGCGTAATAATGTTATCTGCTTGGCCTGTAAACAATCGACCTAGTGACGCTTCAACACCTACACGCTCTAATGCGGCTTGACCAAAACCCGAAACCGTTGCACGCCATGGTTGCTTGTTATCTTCTGGCTGCGCCTCATACGCTTCATTGGATAAACCGCCACCCATGGTAAATAAACCAGCTGGGTTTAGTGCTGCAGCCATCATGGGCACGGATTGCGCAGTAAGTTCACCCACATAACTTGCTGCATCCCCTACTGAATCAATGTCTTTGTAGGATGCAACGCTAGGCGAATACGCTCTTTGCTCTTCTAGGTTTCGCTGAATACCTTCATCAGCCCACTTAGATAATGCACCACCTTGACCAATGGCGCGACCTAGCGCATTAGTTTGCTCTTCTTTTGGCACGCCAACATCAGTAAAGCCTTTTACGGCGCGATAACCTAACTCTTGTAGTTTATCGACACCGGCACCAAAAGCAGGCAACAAGCCAGATTCGCCTTGTTGTGCATCGGGTAAGTCTGCAAACGGGTCACTTTGCGCATCAGGAAGATCAGCAAACGGTTGATTCGGGTCAATAGCCATTTATCACCTAAAGATTAATTTGGTCTTGTGGAACGCCCATTTGTACTAGGCGCTGAATAACTGCATTACGGTCTTTACCACTTTGAATTGCTGCAGCTGCTTGCTGTAATAACTGATCATATTGCCCTGAAGTCGCTCCTGGTTGTGGTGCGCCTTGGCCGCTCGATTGATTAGATTGCGTAATGCTAGTAACGAGTTCACCAGCCATCTTGTCAATCGCCGCTTTCTTTTCATCTGGCGAATCAAACATCATGTCATCACCAAGCGCGGTTGAAGCAAGCTTGTAAGCTTCTAAACGAAGTTCTTGCGGTGATTTTCCGCGACCATACATAAGCCACTGATTGAATTGCTCGTCACCTAATAGCCTTCGGGTGTATTCCATTTCGTGAACTTTTGCAGGAACGCCGCTACCTTTGCCGTTCTTTGGTGCCACAAAGCGATCTGCATTAGCCATCATCTGCTCATATATGCCAGAAGATTTCATCATGCTTGCTAGTGAGCCTGCAGCGGCTACCGTGCCAAAAAGGTCTTCTCCTGTGAATACCTTGTCAGGGTCATCGGGGTCTATGCCACGCAGCTCACTTAAAAATGAGTGATAGCCACCATTAGGCGCATCAGTTGTAACCCATACTGGCACTTTATAGTTTCCATCAGGCTGTTCTACAACATCAACAATATCGATGTTTTTTATTGTGCCTCCATCCCGCCCTTTCATCGCGCCTACGTTGCGATTTAGCTTAGACTTAAAGAGAATATTGGCCTGCTGAATAGCTGTATCAAAATCTCTATTCTTTAGCGCTTCACTCGCTTTAATGGCTGCATCTATACCTTTCACGTTTTGAAGCGGCTCAATATTAGTGCCTTTAAATACAGGGTCAGTAGCAAAGCCAGCCATGTCTTTTGCGGCGTAATAAGCTTGAAAGCGCTCTGCGGCTATTCTATTTTTTCTATCTTCTTGCGCATTGTTCTGATTGGTCTTCGCGGCACCTAAGTTGAAGTCTTGAGCGGCGTTTTGCTTTTCCTGCCCTTTAACTTGTAAGCCTCGCATTGTATTGCGGTGCTCTGTCGCAGCGGGCATGTCATCAACTTGACCTTTAAGTAACTGCGTATTTAAACCTGCATTTACCATGTTTGCCGCGTGACTTTCTTCAGCCATATTTAAACGGCGATTTTGCATGCCTAGCTGCTGCTGTCGAATATCGCGGTTGTCTTGTCGGTTATAATGGGCATCCATCATCTGAAAGCCTTGCGCGAAACCTTGTGCTAATCCACCCATTAAAATAACTCCGATAAAAGTAAGCCTGCTGCCAAGCCAATGCCGCCAGTCATCAACGCAGTACCCGCAACCCCCATTCCTGCCGCACCTGCTGCGCCTGCCGAAGAAGCAAGACCAGCTCCACCACTGGCGATCCCTGTCGTGGCTGCGCCGGTTGCACCTGCAGTAGCCATGTTTGCACCAATGGTTGCGCCAGTTGCCGCGCCCATACCCGCATTGGATTTCTTTTGGGCCGCTTCTGCTTGGTCAATGTTTTCGTTAGCAATATTGCGTTGCGTTTCATCTTGCGCCGTTTTACGCAAGCCTGACATTGCCGTTGCTTTTTTATTGGCACCGGTATTCATTAATCCGTAGCCCATCATTAGCCCCCTTGTAAATCTGTGGTAAGACCGCGAACCGATGAACCACCGGTAACCATATTTTGCTGCATATCAGCGTTGGCAAGTCTTGTGTTGTTTTTAGCGTGTGCTGTAGCAAGTGCTCTATCCATACCGCGCTGCTTAGTGGAAAACGCGCTTTCATCAGCATTCTGACGAATACCGTAACGCTGCGTTGTTAAAGCGCCTGCGCTAAATTGCGGGTTTGAAAAAGACGAGTTAATGTTTGCACTAATGCGAGATAGTTGATCGTTAAGTAGTTCACGTGATTGCGCTAAATCCATCATACGCGCTTCGTATGGTTGGAATCGGCTTACGTAGTCTTCGTATTGGCTGCGTATGATTTGCGCATACGTCTTCGATGCGTATTCATCGTCACTCTGGCTAATGCCGCCAAGGTTATATCGGCCGTTGTTGTGCCAGTCCAATTGAGCCCTGGCACGGTCAATGGTTTCGCTAAATATAGACATTAACCGCCCCCAACGTTTTCAGTTTGCCGTAAGCCATAACGCGTACCGGCACCAATCACCTGACCACCGATTTGCGCGTTATCCATTCTATTTTGGAGTGCGTTGCGTGCATCGTTTTGCGCTTTCTGTCCTGACATGTTTGCCATATCGCCAAAACCTTGAACTGCTTCTGTAGACTGCCCTTGCCCCATTCTCACAATGTTTTGAATACCGCCAACATATCGATTTTGTTGGCCCAGCTGGGCTTGGCTCATTGAGTCGGCTTTTACCATGGATTTACGTCTATCAAGACTATCCATCTGACCTTTAAATGCGCCTGAGTTTGGATTAATGCCGCTCGCTGTCATCGCTCTTGCAGTGTCAGCTACCGCACCTGAAAACTCACTTTCTACGGGCACTGCGGCAAGGCCTGCGACTTGATTGTATTGCTGTGTCGTGTTCATTCTTTCAACGTCAGACATATATGCATTTTCAAAAGGGCGATACTTATCTAAGTAGTATTGCCACTCTTTCATTGATACTTCAGCGAGCGCCTTTTGTTGTTCGGTTTCTTCAATCTTGCCATCGCCACCGCCGCCCATATTAATTGACCTCTTTTTGATAAATAGTGTAATCGCTTCGCTGTCCTATTCGCTCATAGCCAAAACGCGCACCAAGCTTTACAAAGCCTTTGCGTTTGGTTTCAAAGCGAATGAAAGCCATCTGTGATGCTTTTGCCATGGAAAGCACAAAATGAAAGTATCGCCCTACGTCTAAGCGTGATTTGTGAATGCCCACCCACACAAACATGCCCAACCGTTCCTGATGGTCATAAATCGGGCGCATAATAATGAGTGTATTATCGTGAGTAATGGGCACAGCTTTGCCGCTGTGTATTGCTGTTGAAACCTGGGCGAGTAATTCGGGTTCGTTGAAGCGCTTGCCAAGCGCCTCAATATCTGGAATGAATTTTTCAGGCAGCATAAACGAAAAAACCCCGCGCAAGGCAGGGTATGTGTCAGTGTGTAAAAAATTACTTCAAAACTCGGTTTTTGTCAATTGTTCACTTTTTAGCAAACTTATCTTTTACCCACTCGCTATGCTCAACTAACTCGCGGCCTTCCGCGCCAATATCGATACCCTGTTTGTGTAGGTGGGAAAAGGTTTTTATAACTGAATCTAATTGGTCACCAATAGGCATGTAAGCACTACGCCGTAGCTTCTTTGGATCAATCGGCGTTTGTATTTTCAATGGTTCTAACCTCTGTGTGGTAATGCGGATGAATAAGTGTCATTTTGTGTTGCCCTGGCTGATCAACTAATACCTCGGCTTGACCATCATTTACGGCATACTTTGCGCCCTGCCATAACAATAAAGCGCCTACTGGCAACGGTACGCGGTATTCTTCACCTGCCCATGTGCCTACATCAAAATGAAGACGTTCAACTATTTTGCCTTTAGTCGCGTCAAAGTAATGATGCTCTAATTTTAAGTCATCGGCCTTCACCAATCGCTCACTGTCATTAAGCGTCAACGCAACCAACTTAGAAAGTTTGGCCTTAATAACGCCCGTTTCGATATTACATACATAGTATTTTTTAACGTTTTGCATTGACTATTGAACCTTGTACTTTAAATTTAAAGTCTTGGTTGGTGGCTCGCCCTTTGGCTTCAAGCGTTATTCTTACACTGCCTGTATTCATATAGGCTGCAGCCATTACTGGTACTGAAAATCCAAAGTTCTCACCGCCTCTTGAATCTGAATACATTTCTGGTAGCAAAATACTTTCTACGATTTCATCATTGTTGAAGAGATACATTTGAATTGTTACTGCATCTGCTGCACCTGACGTATCACCTTGACGAAAACAAAGCACATTAACGTTAGCAATGACGGTTGAGGAAATTTCTTGCGTAAAGGAATAATCAAGCACGGTAGCAAAAACGTGATCGGTAAAAACATCTTGGCTTTCGATATACTGAGGAACGGTAACGGCATTTTCTTTTATCTTTAGCGTATCAACGGTCAAGTCTTTAATGTACGTTCCGTTTACGCCATCGGCATCCATGATCAAGTTGTTGTCGTTATCGTACAACTCCATACCACGCGCAATGACTTCGCCTGTGTTCGTTAAGGCAAACTTGGCGTTACCTAGTTGGCGCAAGTCCGTGTCAGTTTCAACGTTATAATAAACCGCTTCACCGTACCATAGCGCTAAGTAATCGTCTGGATGCACCGCAAGCGAATGGTTACCGTTAACCATCCAAAGTGCGTTACCGGTTATCTGTGCGCCTTTTAGCTTCCAGGCATCGAGCGTGCCGTTAACAAACACGTTATTTTCAAATGTTGCGGAAAACGCCACGGTAAGCGTATTAACGATTGCATCACCGACCACGGCTTCTTTGATGATTACGCGACCATCGGTTACACCAAATATAGCTTCCCAGTTTCCATCAACAGGATTGAACACCGCAAAGTTATCGGTAGACACCATAAATGTGGTGGTGCCGTTATCGTCAATGAAGCCTACGCCATGTTGCAAATCGCCTACTTGACTTTGCACGCCCCACTGCGTTTGATATTCGCCATCTAGATCAACGGTTGCGCGAATGCTTTGTGCTATCGAATAGGTATTACCGTTGTAGTCTACGCCATAGTTCGCCACTTCACCGGCAATAGCACCATTGGGGCCAGATAACACTTGCGTCATTTTATTGGTAAACGCGCCGGTAATGTTACCCTCACTATCCACTATTTCAGCTTTAAACGTTTCTACTTCTTGAGAAATCGCGTTTTGCGTGTCGCTAGACGTTAGGTAGTTTTGCGTCAGTGTCGCGTTAGTCGCGTAATCAACTGCAAGAGTCTCAGCTTCAAACGTGGCTATTTTGTTCGCCATAGCGCTATCGGCATCGGCTTTGGTGTAATGCGCTTGGTTTATCTGCGCACTGGTTTTGTAATTCTCAGCGAGAAAGCCTGTTTTAAAGCTTTCAATCGCTGCGCTGGTTGCGCTTTCTGCATCAGCCTTAGTGTAGTAATTTGTCGTTAACGTGGCATCAGTAACAAAGTTGGGGTCTACGTAGGTAGATTGAAATGCTTGTATTGCTGCGGCTATAGCACCATCGGCACTACTTTTGGTGTAGTAGTCTTGCTCTAATAGCGTAACGCTGGCAAATTCTTCTCTTACAACGGTACTTTCAAAGCGATAAATAGCGCTAGCAATAGCCGTGTCTGCATCTTCTATGGTGTAGAAGTCAGTGTCTAGCCTTGCGCGTGTAACGTTAATATCGCCTTTTAACGAGAACGCCCTTGCTAGCCACGCGTCATAGTCATTCTCTGCGGTGACAATCTGATTGTATAAACCATTCGTGAGCGTTAGCACATCGGTACTGAGTCGATTAATAAGCGCTTTACTTTCTTCAATACCAAAATTTTCAACGGCATCACTTAACGCCTGTATTTGTGCGTCAAAACCTTCTTGAAACGTTGTCAGCGTGGCTAGGCTGTCAGCCTGAAAATCATCAATGGTCTTTTGTATATCTTCACGCGTTTGAGCATACACGCCGCTAGCATCGTGAACGGGGCCAGTAACACCTTCGGTATTAACAAAGCGAACCCAGTAGTAATAGCCGGTTTCATAGTCAACGCTATCCATATACATCGAGCCTTGAACCGTAGCCACTAACGCGGCTTCACCTTCGGTTCTTGGGTCGGTCATATCGCCAAGCGTGTTGACTGTATTGCGCCATACTTCGGCGTAATCATGGCCAGCGTAGTTAGGGAAATCCCATTGCACCATGATAGTAGTAAACGCGGCATTAGCACGCACGTTCACTGGCTTCACTGGGGTTTCGGGCGCGGGATTGACTACGCCACCACCATTGCCACCACCGCCGATAATGGTGGTATTACTACCACCTGAAAAACGGCCACGCGCATCGAGTATGCCAAAATCAATTAAGTCGCGTACCAGTACCGCCCTGTCCTTTTTGTTTTTCGTTTGGCCGGTCAGTATGGCAATGTTTTTCGATACTGAGTCTATATGCTTTTGCTGATCGGGCTTTTCAAAGCGGGGCTTCCCCCCAACGCCCACAAACGCCCTTTTGTCTCTAGCCATTCAGTTCGCCTTGTGAAGTTGCTAACGCCACTTGCTCTATTTCGTCTTTACCTTCAATCTCAAAGTACAACCGCGTTCCTCTAAAAGCGGGTAACCGTGTAACGGGGTCGGGGCCAGTTAACGCCATATCTGCAACCAATACATTGTCAGCATATACGCGCATTGTCGTATTAGTCGTATCTTCGGCAAACACCTTGACACAAGAGAGCGCAACACGCGAAATATCGTATTGCTTAGACTTCCATACGTAATCAAGGGCATTGTCAGCATCAAATTCAACGAGAGCATCATCAACGATTAGGTATAGCTTGCCTTCGGGCGAATTGAAGTAGCCGGCAGATGCGTAAAAATCCAACTCGAAAAAGTTACCTCTGCGCACATCAAACACAAAGCCACCTACACCACCATAAAAACCGATGTAGTAATTGTTATAGCGGTAACCTTCAATCGTGGTTGGATCAAGTGATTCCCAATATTCAGTAGAAAGTAGGCCACCTGTCACAACACTAGCGCCCGACTGTGATACAGAAACCAATCCATCGTGACTGGCATAAATAGCGGCTTCCCCCATATCCACCATTGAACGCTTGGACGTACACGGTAATGCGGCATCAATCACCGTCATGGTAAAACTGTTGGGTAATGTGCCTTGCATAATGACAGGCTTATTGTCTGTCGCGATGACAACGCCAGCGCTCATTTCAGCCATCGCCACCACGTTATCTTGCAGTGTTTGGCGATAATCCAGCGGGAACGCGTAAGGTAAATAAGGCTCACTGGGTACAACGGTATTATCGACATAACCAATGGCTACGCCGTTTGATGTTGCGATAAGGCCCGTTAAATTCGCTGGCGGCTTGGTAAAGTTTTCAGTCGTTAGCTCTGCACCTAATTCATATACTTTTTTGGTATCGGTGTAGCTGCTTTCGCCTACGGCAAGCTCGTCAACCAAGAAAAACTCGGTAACATCACCGGACGTTGCAGTTCTATAAATCCGTCTGCGGGTAATGTTCTGCGTACCGAAACCGCCTGTATCAGAAAAGGTAAGTGTAACTGTGTCGCTTTCATGGAATATGCTTAATTCACCTGAAATAACACTTGGCGCACTTTCTTCACCATACGCCGACACATACGTACAAACATAAAAGCGTGTTTCATCATCATCGGTTTCACGGTTGATATATCCGCTTTCAGGTTCAACGGGAAAGTCATCTGCGCTTTCACCAGGTAGCAAGTCAGCGCTTTGGTCGTAATACGTAACGCTTGAGGCAAACGCATCGGGCGAGTCTAAACCCAGTGTATTTTCAGCAAATGGCAAAACCCCCGTGCCGGTTGCAATACTGCTGTTGGTGTATTTGGGTACACCATCACCGGTGAAGTAAGCACGCTGGTATTGATCTTCCGCTATCGGGCTATCGATAACATCAACGTCTTGCGACCAACTAAACCAATGCGTGTCCTGGTACAAAAACAGTGTCTTTGCATTCGCAGCCAACGTGGGCGGTGAAGCCACCGCCTTATTTGCTTTAAGCGGTGTAAGATTGCCGTTCTTCACTACGCAATTAACGGAATGCTGCGCCTGTTCATTTTCAATGAGTCTTGGCGAAACCGCGTTATTCATACCGCGAAATGCGGAAACGGCTATTCTCATACAATCACCGAGCTTATTTTTAGTTTGTTTTTAAAGACTGGTGGCAACTTATCGCCTGTGGCATTCCACACGACAAACTGATGAAGAAGCGCACCTTTAAACGTGTTATCAAGCACACCATCATCTATTTTGGTTTCAAAGTTACTGCCAGCAACGGTTATTCCGCTGTTAAGCTTTAAGCGTAATTTAACCTTGCCGCTGCGCGTAGCGATGATGTACTCCGCATCACTAAAGTTAGACGCGGGAATTGCTTCACCGGTCACATCATCAACAACGGGAACCGAGATAACGTTATCTGAGTGCTGGTAAAGCAAGTCCGTCATGCTTACTCTCCTTTGGCGAAGGTAAGGCGTGCTGATGTAATACGCGCTGTGCCATCGTTGCTGTATGTCTCTGGCAAAGTGTCTAATTTATCACCATAGACAAACGTTGAGCCATTCCACGCTGAGAAATGCGACACCATATCACCTGCGCTTACGGGTACATCAGTAGCGCTAGCCAAGTCGCGGTAGCCACCTGTCGCTGCTGCCCATGTAGCGGCAACGCTAGCACCTGAGATTTGATTAGTTGCACCACTCGCACCCACTGGGCCTGAGTGAAGTTTTAGTGTATTAACAGTTTGCGCGTCTGCTGCTGCGTTTAGCGCGGCAATTGTAATTTCCATGTCTGACATATTGATTACCTTTTGTGTGTTATGGGCTACTTAACGCGCCCTTCAATTGTGAGTGATTTAACTGTGCCTTTAACCACTAACGGCGCTTTAACGCGGCCTTCAATGGTGGTTTCGTAGGTTTCAACATTAGAGTCGGTATTAAAGAAAGTGCCGCTTACTCTTGCCAGTACAGTAGATGCACCGTTAAGCAACACGCGCTTTGTAATGGTTGCTGCTGTGGTGATACGGGTAATAGCATTACCCGCAAGACTGGCGAGTTTTGAGAAAGCAGATTGCGTTGACACGGCAACTTGCGCGTTGCCCGATAGTGATGCCACCTTTTGTGCTTGTGCTGTGGTAGTTGCATTTACGCGAGACTCACCAGAAACCAAGCCCACTTTGATTGCTTGCCCTGATGTACTTACCGATATAGTTGCACCGCCAGCGAAGGTATGTATTTCAAAGTTTTCATCGAACAATACACCACTAGCTGTGACATTAACGGTTGCTTCACCACCAAACGCTACACGCTTGCTAAAATCGGATTGGCTTGTTACATCAACACTTGCCGTTCCTGTAAATGTAGTGACTTTTTCAAACAGTGAAACGCTTGATACGTTTACAGTTGATTGGCCGCTAAATGCTACTACTTTGGTAGCGCTGGCGCTGGCATTTGCGTTAACCGTTGACGCACCGCTTAATGTTGCTAGCTTTGACAGTGAAGATTGAGAAAGCACACTTACTTGGGTATCACCAGCAAACGACATAACTTTAGATGCTGATGCAGATATTGACGCGTTTACTAACGCGTTGCCTGAAAATTCATGCATCTCGGGTTGCGGTTCAGGCCCGCTACTACCATTATCATAATAAATTAACGCGGCTTCAAAGTCTGAAAAGCCTGAGGGCGTGCCGTGGTTACCGCTCACTGTATCTATTAGTTGGCCGGTGCCGCTTGATGCGCTTGGGTCGTAATTATGCAAACCCTGAACGACAAGGCTGTAAAGCGACATTTCGGGTGACCTAACCCACCCACCATTAGGGCGCTCACCAATGGTAGAAATATATAAATCACCAGCTTCAATAATAGAACCTTGCAGCACACCATCTAATGTGAACGAAATCTGCGCGCCAACTCTTTCTATAATCAACTCACTAGGGCTTGATTTATCATTACTTATAGCGCTAGAGCCTGAAAATCTACTAGAGCCAGATAAAAAAACCTGCAGCCTGCCTGAACTATTTCGATAAAACTCAAGCCCGCCTGTGGAAGTGCCGCCGCTGGCCATAAAAGAGCCGTTCGTGCTGCTAGAGAAAGAAATTGACAAGGAAAAATCGCCAGACAAAATTATTGGCGATGCTAGTTCTACTCTTACATCATTAGAGTGCCCACCCCAATCAAGGTAATACGCCATTACGCAATAACCCTGTAATGGTCATCAACGTACAGCGTTGCGTACTTAGTTGGCACTGGGCATGAGTATTTACCAGCAGTAGTTATTTCAGGTAACGTAGTTATGCGGCGATACTCGCTTGCTACCATTGCGAATACACAGGGTCGGTGTGATTCTGTGTCTGCGTTAGTAACTACATCTAAGTAGCCTTCAGTTGGTGTTACCTGTTTTTTATCAATTGTTTCACCGCGAGCCTTGCGCCATTCGTATTCGCTGACGCTAGCAAAGGGTTTGCTGTCTTCATCTTTCGAGCGTGCACGTGCAAAGAATGCTTGATGAACATTCATTGGATAAACGCCAGCCTGAACGAGAAACAATGACGCACCAATATTTAATTGGCCATCTTCAGTGTTTGGGTCAGTCGCGAATTGCCCCTTGCTGATTGTCGCAAGCGCTGCCTCTGCCAGTTCGCCCACCGTTGTTGTCATGCCAAGTTCTTCATTGATGACACATGGCTCCTCACTTTGCTGAGCTTCTCGAAGTGGTTTTAATGCACCCATCATTGAAAATATCTGACGAGCCTCATTACCACCTATTTTGCGATAAGTAGTGTGGATGTAATCACGCGCAGCCTGCACTGTTTCAAATTCGTTTAACTGCTTCATTAATGGTGAACCTCGTCATGCTCAATTGCTGAAACACAGTGATTCTTTTGGCCTGTGCCGATGTACCAAAGCGCATCTATTACAGCTGCCATAGCTGCTGCGGTTTTGCTTCCCATTTTTTTTCGTTTACCCACTTTGCTTGAAATCGAAATATCTTCATCGCCGCCATGAAGTACATTTATGCCTTGGTCAGTCCAAAGCCAGAACGCTAAACCAGAGCGTTTTAATGTTTTGCTTGGTGTATGGCACATAACCGTTGCAACTAAGTAGAAGTGCCATCCGTGCAAGGTAAAATCCGTGAACGGTATGTGCAGGTGCCAAAACGCACTTGAAACCCAAAAAGCAAAAATTGATAGAAGCAAAAAAGCCGCTCTAACTCGGTGCATCAATAGCCCTCATAAATGGTTGAAAAATCTTTGTAAAAATCAACGTTAGGCCCATGCTTCAAATACAGCACGTAAAGCCCTAAGCCACGTAGCATTTCGCCCGACCAAAAACCGTAGAACATGCCTTTGTTACCCGTTGGATCTGCAAATGGTGACCATGCGCCTAGCATTGGATGGCCGCTACTGCCTGGTAAACTCACCATTTCAGCGCGAATGTGTTTGTACGTTTTTGTGATAAGCCTATTTAGATAAGGCTTCGTTGAACCCGCACTTGCGCAAAGCACTAAGCCAGCCAGCCATAAACCCGCCATATCACCTTGTAGCGTGCCTATATCGCTTGGGTTTGTTGGGTCAATGCCGCGGTCAATGGGTAATAGGTAAGGCATCGAGCCTGATTGTTCCATTACCCAGTTAAGCCAGTCGCACCAGTTCTCGCAGTATGTGATTAGCTTTGGTGGAATGGTTTGATTCGTGTGCGCTAAGTGTTGCCATGCTCTTGCGGCCCATGCGAAACCACGCGGCTGATAACCAGGCCATGAACGCCCTTCGACATACTGAAACATTTGAAACGTGTTGGCTTCGCCATAAGCCACGTTATCTGGCCTATCCCACAAGTAGCAGTATGCATCTGGCCCTAATTGCCCAAACTCGCTGTAATAGTATTGCTGGCTGTCATAAAGAAAGTCGCAAATGTTATCCAGCTTTGTGCTGTCTAACGCGTCAAAACCTAAACAATGAGTAAATGGGCTTTGATAGCCTGGGTATGGTAGGCCGCGCCATGAGTGAAACTGGTTTGTACCTGGCTGGTATATGTTGGCAAAAGGCACAACACCTGGCGTATACGTTAACGCGTCTAATCGGTAGTTATCTATTCTCGCCCAACCAAGCTTTGCCACATACGCTTCATCAGCTTTGTAGCGCATGGTAAATAAATACGTCCAACCATCCGCACCGACAAACTTTTCTGGCAAGTCATTAAATGCGTAAAGGGCCACCGTATTTGGTAGCCCTTCATTGTAATTTGCAAAAATAACTTGATTGAAGTCGGTGTCTGTTGGCTGCTCTTGATTAGGGCCGTTTATCGCATAGAAATCAAATTGCATGGTGGATGAAAGCGCCCATGCGTTTACGGGTCGAATACCAATCCAAGCGATAGAAGAATAGTTTGGTGAAGTACCAGCGCTGCCACTGTTGTTACTAATGAGCTGTGGCGATGATAGAGATAAGTTATCCCAAATCGCGCTACTTGGCAACGTCCACCCCCATTCATCACCTTGGCTATCTTCAAAATAAAGATAAGCATCATCACTGCTGCGATAGATAATAGAATCGATACTTAACGTACTAGCAAGCCACTCACCCCATGGCGCACGCGGTTCAATAGATATGTTTGACCATTCGTTAGGTTCTGCGGTGTAGCGTAGGAACGTAGAGTTAGCATCATTGCTAAACGATATGGCATCAGTGACTTTGCTTGTCGTGGCATTAGCACCGGTTAATGAAACTGTGCTTGTGCCATAGGTGGTATCGTCACCATCAAAACGAAACGGCGTAACAATGCGCGTGACACCTGGTACCTGATACGCGTCCATTCTGAATTTAGCGAGTGTTAGGTCTTGCGTCACAAAATGCGCTTGTGGCTCTAACAGATAGTAAAAACGTAAGTTGCTACTATCTTCCATAACAATACGTGTGCGCTCTTGGGCTTTATAGGTAATGTTATTAAATGCAATATTTGCTGGATAATTATAGAAACCACATATCACTTGTGAGTAACCAGCAGCGAGAGAAAGGGTTGCCGTTACATCATCATGTGTACCTACTATCGAAGTGTCGTAAGTATTATCTGCTGTCGCACTTCCAAGCTCGATGAATACAAAATTATCGGCGGTAACGTACTTCTCACCACTGTCTTTAGTCGCTCGAAGTAATTTCATCAACGGCACATCATACGTGCTTATCACGCCATCAGAGACAGGCGGCAACGGGTATTCATACGTAACGCTATTTGTGCCTTGTTTATCCTCAGAAATAACGATAATGGCACGCTGCTTTACGTTCTTGTTGTTTATTGTAGCACCTGTTTCAAGATGAAGTATTGACTGGTCGCTTATGCGGTAGAACGTTTCTTGCTGTTCTAGCGATAGCTCTGCTGCTGCGCTAACGTTAGCAATAATAAAACCATCGCTATCGCGCCCGTAATTCACTGGGGTATTGTTTGGGAACGTGAAGTCGTAACTTATACCATCGGTAAAAGGCGTGTTTGCTTCTTTCTCTTTTCGGAAAAAAGCCAGGTTCCTATCAATATCTAAGTATTCATTTGCTGTAAACAGAATGGCATTCATCGCATTAAGGTACTTGGTTTTCCCTGTAATGCGATGCAACAGCCACATGGCATCGACCATCCATAGTTCAGCATCAGCCGCGTTTGTCATTTCATTTAGACTACCGCGACCTACTGGCACATGTCCTGGATAACTGGCCATTGGTTCATTGCGCAGTATTTTTGTGCCGCCACTGGCTTCGGGGTTGCGTGTGGCAAAGTTAATTTTGTAGTCACCGTTTACCAGAGGGTTGATTAATTTTATTTTGCCAATCTCTGATGCAGGTAAGCCGGTTTCAATAATCTGTTGATAGCCACCAATGCGCGTGCCATTCCACGCCACAATCCATTCAACGCCAATCACCTCAAATGCTGGCTGCGTCCAATCCAGTTCACCATCCACAATTTTAATAGCAGCGGCATCGAGCCTATCCCAACCTGGGCCGTAATTTGTGGGATAAGCAAAGGTGACTTTATCAAGGTATTCGCCGTAGTAAGGCGCACCACTGGGTATTTTCGTTTCGCCATTGGTGAAATTAAACGTGACACCTTTCCAGCCTAAATCAGTAGGTACAGGCGTATTAGATAACGGATAGTTAGCCAGCAATGGCCCTTTTCCATTGATTATCCAGTTAGCAATCCACCGTTGCGGCGTGTCGGGTATGGCTCGCCCTTTGTAGTAATACGCTTGGTAAGCATCAAAGTAACGCTCTGCTTCGTGCAAGTATTCAATTTCTTGTGTCGCTAAAAAGGCGTGAGCATAGCCGATAATTTGCAGTGCTTGCGCTTCTGTCGTGGCAAAGCCATCGGGGTTGCCTTCTTGCGCGGTGGTGCGTTCGTAATGACGGTTATTGGCTACAATGTATTGATTGTTCACAATGTAGTTGTCGCTTTCAGGCGTGTTCGCTTCTGGCGTATCGCCAGTATTGTTTTTGACAAACTTGTGGTGTGAACGTATCAGTTGAAGTACATCGGCTATCATGCGTACCAACCGCCTTTATACATACCTACTACGGTGTTTTGCGTAACCAGTAAGTCAATCACATCAAATTTACCAACTTCAAACGTCAGTAATGGTGGGCTTCCTTCGGGCCATGCTACACCAGACCAGGTTACTTCATTGGCCCCACTGCCTTGCCGCAGTATTAGTGTAACTGTATGTGCTTTCGCATCGGTACGTGTAGCACACGCAATAGCAGTGGTTGCTTGAGTTAGCGTCATATCAATTACGCTATTTGCTGCCTTGTCTACTGTCTGTGATGCACCAGCATTAGCAATAGTTTCAATGTTTATCGTAGCAGCGCCACTAATACCAAGCGCATTGACTTCGGTTTCAAGATTATCTTTTGTGATCGCGTTTGCGTCATAGCTGGTTTGCGTCACATAGTCTGATAACGCACTGCTTTGCGCATAGTTCGACAACAAATCTTGAATGGTGCCAGCTTGCCCGTTTATAAACGCTTCTGCTGCCTCGGCTTTTGTCGCTGCGCTATTGGCTTTTGCAATGGTGCCTTGTGCGGTGAGCGTGTCTTGCGTACTGACTAATGACGTAATGACAGATAAGCCATTAACGTTTGTACTAAGATTATCAAATGTAATGGTATTCGCATCATAGTAGGCTTGCGTAATATCACCACTACCGCCACCACTGCCGGCATTATCAGCCACATATTGCTGTAACGTTCCTGCGTAACCATTAATAAAGCTACTAAAAGCGTTAGCTTTACTTACCGTGTCATTTGTAGTCAGTTCACTTTGAAGGCTGGCAAAACTTGTGCTAATAGGTAAACCGTCAACAGCGGTTTCTATATTCGCTTCGGTTATCGCTGTGGCGGTAAACGTGGCAAAGGTTGTGCTATCCAGCTTCGTATGTAGCGCTTGCTCGTTATTAAATATGCGCTGCTCAAGCGTCACAATCTGTGTGCCGTTGTTGACTTGTAGCCACTGCGTTGCGCTTTCAACGTCAACACCTACGCGGTACATTTGTCTACCGGTTCCAAGCTCTAATATCTTCTGATAAAAGCCGTTTACGTCACCTTGCGTAAATACCAACTTCTTACCTGCACCAAAGTCACTAGGCTGATTGTCAAGCGCTGCTTCTATGGTGTAGTACACGCCATTAAGAAACGCATTTAAGTCGGTTAACTCACTGCTGCCATCGATGGTAAAGGCAAATTCATCTGTATTTACAGGGCCACCAATTAGCGCATTAATACCGTAAGGCGTAATAATATTTATCTGTTCGCCATCTATACTGGTAACGGTTGCAAATTCGGTTTCCGCATTAAACCAACCGTACATTTCATTTTCGCGCCTATGCCATTTCTGTTGAAGTGAAATAACATTAGCGGCAACGGCGGCATCGGTATCAGATGAAAAGTTGCGCACAATGGCGTAATTCGCGCCAAACAAATCACCATCGTTATACAGTTCGCCTTGAATTAACCCACGTATGCGTAAGCGTGTGTCAGACTCTACAAGGTAAATTTCATAAAACTTGGTGCCATTGATAGTAAATAAATCGCCAGGTTGTACGTCTGCAATGGTTTTAAAGCGTGTGTTGAAACCATCAACGATATAACTGCCGTTAGTTACATCAACGGTGCCGGTTTTATAAATGCTACTCATAGAAAGCTGGGGATTTCCATTCTAAGGTTATTGGGCATATTGGCGTGGGTAATTTCCTCTGCCTTTTTATTTTTGGCATCAAGAAACAAGTTTTCGTAGTAAGAGACTTCACTAGGAGAAGACCATGCGGTATTGGGCTGTCGCTTTAGAATAGCGAGCGCACCAAAGCGTATGGCTTCAGCGTTATCTTCAAAAGTGTAGTCATCCATACCCGCCGCTGAAAATGTAGGGCGCACGGCTATCGTGGCAATAAGCTCTTCATCTTCTTTAGGAACGGGAAAGAGTTTTATAACCCTGTCAAACTTGCCGATGTAATGCGTAGGCTTACCGGTGAACGTATCACTATTATCTGTGGGCATTTGCGTAAGCACATCACTATCGCTTCGTTTTATCTCTAAGATAGAAACAATTTCCGTGTCAAAGTCATCAGCATAGACTTCGCACTTTGCTTCCCCTGCGGTAACGCAAATGCTTACTTCACGCTGACAGGCAAACACGTGACGCAAAAAGTCACGCGCTGCCTCGCGGATAGCATTTGCTGCTGTAAACGCTGGTACATTTGGCGCGTATGGCGCCACAAGCGTAGTCAAGCTGTCAAATGCCACCATACTTACATTCGCTCTTCAGGGTTTGACGCTTGATCAACGCCTGATTTATTGCCTAGCGTGCGTTCAAACTTACTGTAGTGAGCGGCAGCACGATTTGCATTTGCAGCATAATCGGCATCTTTCGAGTACGCTTCGTAAAGCATGTATTCTTTGATGGCATTGAAATAACTGTCATCGATGCTGATTGTGGTCGTATCATTTTCAAAATCAGTGATTTCAACAGCTGACGGTGCCACTGAGTAAATAATTTGAATATCTACTGCGGCTGCAGGTTGCGGATAAACATACGCAGTCTTAGGGTCGCGCTCGTCGAAAACCCAGTTAGTTACACGCGCACCAGGCGAGTTATGCCAATTAGGTATTTGGTCATCGAGCGTAGTGCGGTCAGTTTTGCGAATAGCATTGCCTGTTGCCACATCATAAACAATATCCATCCAGCGCAAACCATCACTGGGAAGCACCTGTTTAGATTTTCCTGCTTCGGTAGTAAAGGGAATGTTCTTGGTGCTCGCATCAGGCCTTAAATTAACTACTGCCAACACAGCATTGTTATAGCCGTTGAGTAGCTCTTTATCTGGCCAGCGCGTACCAGTTGTATCTACAAGCGTTGTTCGCACTTGTGCAATTGCATCAATAACTTTGCGTGTTGACATTAGCGATCCCCGTTCTTACGACTTTTCTGCTTTAACTGCGTCTTCGTATTCCTTTTTGGGAATGCCGACTAAGCCAAATTTATTCTTGCGATACTGCTTCACAAGGTATGGCGTTGCCTCAAAAACGCGGCCTGTTTTTGCTCGAAAGTAATCGGGCGCTTTGTCCTGCTCGCTACCGTCTTGTAAATCTACTGCGCCTGGTGCGGTTGGTTTTGCTTGTGCCATTGTCTAGGCTCCTTAAAACGAAAAAGCCCCCAATGAAGGGGGCGAAAGGGTTTACGTTATGCGTAGGGATTAACCTAAGCGCATTACACTGTGACCAAGTTGCTCAGGAAGCAACACATCAAAACCGTACACAAACAGTGAACGAACCAAGTCACCGAAGTCTTTCGGGTTCTTTAGTTTTTCCATTTTAGTGATTTGTGCGGCAAACGATAGCGCTGACTTGTGACCGAATAGCACATCATACGCACCGCTGGTTTTACGCAGGTTACGTGAAGAGTAAATGTGAAGGCGGTCAATCATGCCAATTTTGCCAGAGCGAAGCGTTGAATTACCGTCACCGGTTAAACTCGCGTCTTTCAGTTCTGACGTTTTGATGCGTGCACACATTGAAGGCGGTAGAACAACGTAACGATCTTCATCTGGCGTGTCCGTTTCATCAAGACATACACCAAAGCGCTCAACAAGCACATCAATGATATTGTCTTTTGTAACGTCAATTGGTGCTGCTGATGTGCCCAAGTTTAATGAGCCAGAGTCTTTACCTGCGTTTGCACCTGCGTTTACTGCAGCAGCACCGGCATAGATAGAGCCCAATATGTTAGCATCAACACGGCGTTTCATTTTCATGCCGCCATCTTGCGAGAACGTATCCATTAGGTTGATATCTGCTTGGTACTTATCAACGCTGTTAACTTTAAACGCGAAGTAGTGGCCCTGGTCGATAGTCAACGACACAGGCGCACTTTCTGGCTGTTCGTAGTCTAAGTCTTGGCCTTTCTCGTAGTCGTGAATAGTGATATCAGGAACGGTGCGGATTTGAACCTTATCACCGTGCGACTTGATTTCACCTTCGTAGTCAGTGTTTGCAATTTCCATGTAAACACAGTTTTCGTAATACTTGGTCAGTAACTTCGTAGACCAAATTTCAGGGATAAAGCTTGAATTGTTGTTTGCACCAGTGTGTGAATAGTTTGCTGCACCGGTAGCTACTGGATAACCCATTTTGTATTACTCCATAAAACCGCTAGCCGAGGTATGTACCTTCTTGCATTGCGGAAAATAGTTTTCGCTCCCACTCCTTAAACTCTGCATCAGTCAAATTACCAGCGCGTTTGTCGGCATATAGCTTTTCAACCTGCGCTTTAGTCCATACATTGTCATCCCCTGCTGCGTCACTTGGTGCGCGGCTGGTTACATCAACGTGGCTTGCCAATGGATTGTTGTTGAAGTTGGAGCCCTCTTGGGCTTTAAAGGCTTTGAAAAAGTATGCGGTGCGGTTGATATCGCCTCGCTGGAACGCGTTATTCATAAGCGTATTGCGTTGTTCGCCGCTTGCGTCATCGATGGCAGATAGCCAGTCATGGAACATCGGATCGGTGTTAACTTGCTCAAAGTCAATGTTGTACTTGCTAAGCTCTGCATTTAACTCACGCATACGCATATTGCCTGCGGTTTCGTTTGTTGCTTGCTCGGTTTGATTTAACTTTGATTCAAGTGTGCTGATCTTCTGGTTCAACTGGTTTATCAGGTCACTAGAACCTGCATTAGACTGCTCTGCTACTGCGCGTGCAAAGTCTTCGCCGTACTCGTCAACCAATGTTTGACTAAGCTTTACTTCACCGGTTGGCATACTCGCCTGTTGCTGTTGCTCTAATTGTTGCTTCAGTTGCGAGTTTTCAGACTCTAAGGCCTGTAAACGGTGTTGTAAGCTAGGGTCTTGGCTGCGCTGTTGAGCTTCTTGTAGTTGCTCATGCAGCTTTTTCGTATCAGCGTTGTATTTGCCTTGCAGTACTCGATATTTATGTTCCCACGTTTGCTCAGAGTCCGTTGGCTGCGTTTGCGGCTGTTCGGGTGTTCTGCTCTCTTGCGGTTGCTCTGCTTGCGGCTTAGGGTCTTCAGTGTTCCCAGTTTCGGGAGTTGATTGCCCTTCGCTTTGCTTGCGAATTAACTCATTTGCTCTTTCATTTGCATCTTGCAATGCCTGTGGTAAAGCCATTGTGTTTTATCCTCGGTGAGTCAGTATTCGGGAGCCGATAGGTATTCCCACTGGTGTTCACTTTCGTTTAGGTATAAAAAAAGGCCGCTGAATAGCGACCTTTGCGTTTGCCCGTTAGGGCGTGAAAAGAATTACTTTTCAATCCGAGCCAGAGTGGTATTCGGATCTTCAAGCAACTCTTGTAATTCTTCTAATGTGTAGATAGCGCCTTGACACTTGAACATGGCTTGCGTGTCTGCTGCGCTTTTTAGCGCTTCAACGTTCTGCTCTACCAGCATAGTGATAATGTCTTGAATGTTGTTGTAGTGCTGGGTGTGAACGTTTTTTAAATAAGTAAGCGACTTTAATTGCGGCACCGTTAGATTGGTTATCATTGTGGCGGCATACCTTCTGCTGCAGCTTGTTGCTGAACCGCTGCCATTTCATTCATAAGCTTTTGTCTAAGCTCGTCTTCGGTTGGCACAAAGCGGTTAGCCGGTAAGTCTGCGGCTTTCGCTGCGCTTTCTAGCAACACTCTTCGACCTTCATGCCCAATGATTTGCATATCAGTTGGGTTGTTTGTTGTGGCTAGGAACTCAGCTTGTCGCATTGCTGTAGCTTCTTTGTGCATCAGCGCATCAGAGCCACGAGCTTTCACTTGCGCATCGCCTTTAATATCTTCTGGCACATCAGGATCAATCATGGCGCTTGTATAAAGATTCGATACAAGTGGTTCGATAACGTGAATGTCTACCGCTCGCACCACTTCTTTCATTGATTTACTGGCGGCATTCATCAGCATTGATAAACCTGAAGCGGTTCGCCCTGCGCCTGCTGCTTGGTCTGAACCATACGCGTAAGCAGGAATACCGCTCTTATCATCCGCATAGCGCTCGAACTTCTCGTACACGGATAGTAGCTCATTGGCTTTTATGTCAGGGCTAAAGAAATTGATACCAGGCTTGCTTTGCCCTGCACCGTTTACGCCTTTGCTGCTGAACTGCCAAATTTTGCCAGGGTGAATGCTGGTAATATTCGCGCCTTGTGGTATCTGCGCCAAGTCAATAGCAATCTGTGGTTGTGCACCAATTGCCATATTGTTGATTAATGCTCGCATTGTGGCATTAGCTGCATCTTGAATGTCTTGAATGATTTCAGCTAGTGCTTCACCACAAAACGAGTTAGGTATACTTCTGAATGTCGCTTTGTAATAACCTGGCTTGCCGTTAGGGTCAGGATTGATTGACGCTTTGATAGTGTAGTTGCCCACTACCACTACGGTAACGGGGTACTCTCTATACGGGTCATCTATCTGTTGCTCTATGCCCCATTCAATCAGCTGCTTGCCCTGAATCCAACCGGTGAACTCTAAGCCATCGATGTTTTCATACTGGTGATGGTTAAAGTTACGCTTACCTTCAAGGCGTTCCCGCTCTGAATCTTCAAATACCCATTGACGCAACCCTAATCGATGGTCGTTTAATGCCAGTGCTATGTTTTGACTGTTGTAGCCTTTAGAGCCTCGCATTGATGCCAATGTTGAAGGCGTAAAGCGCACATGCTCAATATGCCAATGGTCACCGATATTGGTGGTTGATGGTGATGGATAGAAGTCAAACGGGCTTACGCGTCTAAACTTACGAACAAGCTTGTCTTCCATCTTTGGTGTGTGTCTGCCTGTTTGCTTATCCTGAACCCACTTAACGCGTTTCTCTACGCGATAGATGGGCCCTTTCAAAACCGCAAACGGATAGGTCACCAAGTCATCTAAGAAAGCATCGAACTCATTGCGAAAGTCACCTTCGACCATCATGTCTTCAATGTGCTCTGCCATCTTCTCCATACGCGCTTCAGCTTCTTCGTTGATTTCCGCTTTAATGCGGTCTTCATGCTGCTGAAGCACTTGCTGGCTCATTGCCATGATTTCTTCACGGCTACCCATGGTCATCATTGCATTTTGCAGTGCAATGTTAATCATGCTCTGTGCAATTTCTGGCGGTAATTCGGGTACTGGCGTTGCTTCTATGTGAAAAGGACGATCATTACTTGAGGCAAACAAGTCACTAAGCCATGCTTTTGCTGCGTGTATCTTAGTGCCGGTAAGGTTCATGTAGATTTCGCTACCGCCCTGCTTTCTAATGTCTGACAGTTTTTGTGCGCTGTACTCGCCTTTACGTCTACGTAGGCAATTGGTGAGCCTGTCAGCAATATCAACCTTGTGATTTTTGGCAACCGTCCAGCATTTGTGAACGTGCGCAGCGAGATTATCTACAATGCGTGGCTGTTGTGCTTCACGGTCAGCTGCAATTTTAGCGCTCTTCGCTGCTTCATCTTCTTTTTGTAGCTGTTCCGCGTTTTTAACTACCAGCATTATGCCCAACCTCCTGAGCTTTGAACTTCTATGGCTTGCATTTGGGGCTCTTCCCAAATATCAAAATTAATTTCTGTCATGATCATGGCATCGAACATACCTGGCGATTCCATTTCATAAGGTGGTTTCTTCAAGTCTTCCTTTGAAACAAGCTGTATAACGCCATCACCACGCATTTTTCGTGGCATTCTGCACACTTCTGCGCGTATCGCTTCGATGTTGTTGCCTTCTGAGCGAATAGAAACGAGTTGATCAGGGTCGAAGTAGCGCTTTTGGGTTACCGCAAGATACGTTTGATAAAACTTGTCGCGTAAACGCCACGCTGCTTGCGCCCTTAAATTGGCGAATGCTTCACGGTTTGTCTTTGGCTCTGCTCGCTCATTAAAGGCATATTGTGGTTGATATGGCTTATCAGCATCATAAGGCTTGCCACCACCATGAAACATTTCAAACTGCGTGTGCTTACCTTTGAACGAATCACCCGCTTGACGCCTGAGTGAAACGCCCATGCCATCGCCATCCCACACAAACACATCAGCTCTAAAATCAAGCGCACCATTAATAGCCACATCAAAACCATCGTTAACGTCTTTAGTTTCAATCTCTGTGATTTTGGTGAAGACTGAGCCATGTTTTTCAGCGTAACCTTTGTTATCCCCACCGTCTGAGGGGTCGGTTGTAACGATTTTTATACCGCGAGGCTGAAACCCTAGTTTGATGTCTGCATCGATTGCAGCTTCAAACCATGCTTGCGGAATAATGGCGTTTTCAATTTCATCATAGTAATCGCCTTCCCAAATGTGGCGATACTCTGCAAGAGTCAGGTTTGCCAAATCATCTTGGCGTTCCTGCTCTAGTTCAGGTGGAAACCATGGATTTTCACGCCAGTTCACTTGGATGACCATTACTAGTTCATCTTCATAGTAACCGCAGCGCTTTAATTCCTTTTCTGCCCTTGCAAGATACTTTTTAGCAATAGCATCTTTGCGCGAAGCTCTGTTCATCGTCACCCATATTTCAGGTGGCGTAGCGTCTTCATCGGCATTGTCTTTTGCAGTAGAACGAATGGAAGGTGTAAGTACCTTTAGCGATTTCTCGCTGATTGACTCACCTTCCTCAATCCAAAGGCGGTTAACACGACCAATAGATTTCATACTGGTAATGTTTCGAGCCAAACCTTTGTAGAATATCTCACCGCCATTGCTACCAATGATTTTATTGGCCTGCGGTTTAAACCCAACTGCGCCCATTCTGATAATGGCGTCTTTCAGGTTTTCGTGAACTGAGTCATCGATAGAGTTTTGAAATTCACGCGTTGCACAAATGCGCTCGCCCTGATCACAAAACATCAGCATGATATCGCCAACACCAATCGACTTAGCTGAACCACGACCACCAACAATGATTTTGATACGCTTTGGCGTAGTGATAAGCGGTAAAAGCCTATCAACTATTCGCAAATCAACCTTGTTGGTCATCTCTCACCACTGCTTGAGTAGGGTGAATATTCCATTCGTTTTTAACACGCACTTCACTGTTGACGTTGCTTTCAACTGGCGCATTCCAACCAAGCATGTCAGCAAGAAGCTTTGCAGATGCGTTTGCGTCATATAGCTCAATCTTCGGGCCTGTTCGCGTAACAGTGACAGACTTGATACAAGCTGCAACGGCTGGGTCAATATCTTCGGCGTTCTTCATCGTCCAAACGGTTTGAAAGACTGGATTGCCTTCTTCATCGTTTCCGACTTGCTCTTGCTTGAAGTCACAAACGTCTGTAATTCTAATTCGCGCCTTAACACTTAGCAGTTGAAGCGCTTCTTGTTTCGTCATTACAGCATCAGAAACCGCCATTTGATTGAGTTCTTCAATGCGTGCCGTAATCTTGCCGTTTTCAAAAAGCTCTACTGCTTTGCGATTGATTGTTGCAGGCTTCATGTTCTCTGCGTTGTAGGCTTCTTTGTATGCTCGCGTAGCATTTCCGTGCTTTGCGTACTTAATGCAAAACATTTCTTGCTTTTGAGATAGCCTAACGACTGCCATTTATGCGACCTTTATTCATATCTGAAGATACATTGCCGTGATATCTGACACTTTTATTCAGATATTCACTTTTTATGCTTTAGTTATTCACTTAAAGAGTTCTATTTGATACGCGCTGACCCTCTTCGGGCGCTCCGCGCTCAAACGTATAGGAAGTGAAGTTGTTGAGTTTTAACCAGGCTTTTACAGCGATTCTTACTTTGAATGAGTACACACCGTACCCGTTAGTAAGTCTTGCTTTGCCTTGGCCGTTATGTGAAACGTTGACAGTAAAAAGGCGCTTTGCTCGTTGTGGGCTATATACCCTGAGCGTAGCGCCTGTGATTTCGGATTCGACTTCTAAACCATCCGCTGATATAGCAGTGGTGAATGCCACGTTTAATCCTCTGTGTTTTTCGCCATTGTTTTGAGCGTGATTGCGTGAAGCTCTTGCTTTCTACGTTCTTCTGCTTGCTGGCGTTTATCTTCACGCTTCTTGAAGTAGTAGTTCATAGATAAACCTACGACACTCACCAGTACACCAAATACTATGCCGAACTCTTGTGAAGCTAGGAACCCCCAAAATGCTGAGATACCGCCCCCAATGTAAGTCGTTATTGCTGATTTGTCGGCCATTTCTTGATTGTATTCGCGTTGGTAGTGAGTTTGCATGTTGTTTCCTTATAATGCGATAACAACATGATGATTCAAGTTTTGAGCCATTATAAATTAGACTTTGGGATAAACTTATTAGAAAAGGCTAATATGTTTCGCTTACCAATCTCTCGCAGCCCTGCGTAAGCCGTTGGAAGCGCAAGAAAAGCGCTTATTATCATCAAGTCTGGTGAGTTCGTGAATAAACCGTAATACACTGCAGCCAGCAACGAGATAGTGGCGTGTGAAGGTCTTACGTATTTAACCGCACCTTCTGCATTATCACCATTACGAATGGTTTGCTGTGTCTCTGAATGGCTACGCTGTTTATCTTGAAGTTCTAGCGCCATAACTGATTCTAAATGTCGGTTAACTTCTGCCTCACGTGCTGCGGCGATTTCTTCAAGCCTAAGCATGGCATCATGGTTTTTCTTCAATTCCGCCAATGCCTGTTCGGGGTCTGTCGTTCCCGTTGCCTGTGCAACCATTGAAGCCCCAGCGCTGACCGCGCCCACTACATTGCCCGTTAATAGCGAACCAACTAAACCGGCTACGCCTTTTTGATTTTGCTTTAGAAAGCTTCCTACGTCTGACCAATTCATTATCTCACCTTATGGCTTATACAATTCAAAGTGTGGCAGGTCGCGGAAACGCTCGTCACGGCTTCTACCGTCCATATCCCAGTCACCACCCCATCGTAGTAGGTGCGCAATCTTACCCTCTTTGTATAACTGGCGAGCAATACACATGACATGACCAGCGAATACAGCAAAAGCCAGTTCGTCTTTCCAGTCTGTGTTACTTAATTCTACGAAGTAAGGGCCAGCGTCAACAGCGAGTGAAGGAGTTTTATTGTGTTTGGAGTGAGGCCACTTTAATTGGCTGAGGCCATCGGCAAATGCTTTGTTCTGCTCTTCTTTACCACGGTGGCCGCAAAAGATAGACGCATTGATATACTTCTTCACTTCGTCAAATATCGTTTGAATATCAACATGGCACGTATCAAGACGCGCTTGTGAAGTTTTGCCGTAGGGGAACATAAATTTCAGCCATAAAAAAAGCCCCGACTGGTTAGGTCAGGGCTTCAAGTGAAATAGTGCTAGTATGGGGATATATTAAGCAAAGCTCGTCAGTGAGTCAACTACTGTTTGAGGTCATATAGAAACCCTACTACCGAGACAATTATCAAGCCTTCTGTAGTTCTTGATTTCTAGTTATTCTCGAAAGAATACAGTTATTAAATTCCTCTTGACTCATAAGAAGCATCCGTGGCGCAGGCTCATTCATTGCTTTATCGATCGCCTTTTCAGTTTCCGCTTGCTTTAGTCTTACGTAATACTCTACTGTTTTTTCAAGAAACTGTGTGTAATTGTCGCACGACTCTGCTGAGCGCCTAACTAGGCTGTAGAATATCGCGTCATTTCGGTACGCTTCAAACAAGTATTCAGGGAGCTTTGATACTAACTCACCTAACGCGCTATTCTGCCTTATTGTTCTACCTTGGGTGATTACCTTGCGCTTACTCATAGCTCTTTCAACTCCAATGCTTCAATCGCTTCATCTGCTATCGCCATGATACCATGCCAAGTGCTGTCAAACGGTGATAATACGTACCACCGTTCATCATATTTGTAGTAGTTATCAAATTTATCGATGTGAGTCGCACCTTTAGGGTGTGGCGTGTGATAACGCCTAACCGCTTCATCAATAGCCTGGCGAATGTCGTTACTTGCTAGTTCGCTATTCATGCCGCTTCATCCTCTCGCATAGTTGCTCTTACGTGGCTTATCGCCTCGCTATTCCATAGGTAAAGCTGCTCTAGCACTTGGTTGTAGGCTTCAGATATTTTTGCAGGAAGTTTATTACCCTTAATACCTAACCGCTTACATAACTGAACCTTACTCGTCGGCTTAATCTCTTGTTCGCCGGTCTTGCGGTTTAGTCGCATGATAGGTGATTGAATTTCGATAATGGCGCAATTAATCATACGTGCTAGGCATGTGTCTGTAACGTCTAATTCAGCCTTTATCATCACATTCAATAAGCCAGCTTTTACGTAAACTCTTGCACTTCTGTCATCGGCATAGAGTAATCTAGCTAAGTAGTAAGCATGCGTGTCTAGCTTTAGTTGTGTTTCGGGGTGTCGCATTGCCAGTGCGCCAGCCACTTCATTTACATCAGGCGCGGTACCACCGAAGCCCATTCCGTCAATCTGTTTTGACTTTGTAGTCATTCTTGCTAGTTCTCTGATTGGGTGTGCCATTGTTGTATTTACCTTTAGCGCACGGCTTAGGCCGTTTTGTTTATTTAATATGAAGCTTTATTACCCAAGCTCTTCTTCAAAATAAGTTTGAAAGTTTTCTGGTTTTACACCGCTAACTTTTGAAACCATTTCTTGCAGCTTTAGTGCAAAAACAGGCATAACAAAATTATTATCTTCAAGGCCGTGAGGACTCTCAGCAGCCATATAAGAAACTAATTTTTTATCTACTTGATGTTTGAGGAATAGCAACGGAAGTAATTGTCCCATTCTGCAACCATCGAAAAGTTCACTGGAGTAATCGAAATCAAAACCAATGGACTCAATTCCTTTTTCGCCTACAATCAAAACGCCAGGCCTAGTAATTAGCTTTAACAACTCTTCAATTGGTAGATTTTCTGTTTTCATTTATGCCGCCTTTTGTTTCTGCATTTCGCGTACACGCTTGCGATAATGCGCTTTAATATCTTGTATTTGTTCGATGGTGTAATTCTTGGGCTCGTGTGGGCCTTCAAGCCACTCCACCTTTTCTAAACCGATTTTTTCAATCAAGTTAATGCGGTAATTAATCAAATTGCCCGATAAATGGTTATTGCAGGGCGCACACTGCTTCCACACATTACTTTCTTCAAAGCGCAGTTCGGGCGAGCTTCCTACGCTTCGGTAGTGCCCTGCGTGGTACTGGCCAGTGTGATAGCTACCGCAACTGATACACGGCTCTTCTGCATCCCTTTCGCGGATAAAGGCGTTGAAAGCCACTTGTGCTTCCCGTAAATGCTCGCCTTTGGATTTAAGCTTTTCTTTCTTTGCCTTGAGTCGTTTCGATTCAATTTGCTTTCCCTTTTTAGCCAGTTTAGAAACGTTAGCTGCTGCCCACTCCACAAAACAGTTTTGGTCACAGAATGCTTTTAGCTGCCGTAATAGCATGTCGCTTTGTAGGCCTTTCTTTTTGCAGTATGTGCAGCGGCGGTTTTTCAAGACTGCGGCCCCTCGCAACGACCAAACATTTCAACTGATGGTAAAGTCCAAGCAGTTGATTGGGCGTAAGAAACAAGTGCTAAGCAGCATGGCCGACACATGTGATTTATTTGGCACGAACACTTTGGCACTGGAAAAAGCTTAATCTCACCAGGATTGATTTCTACCTCAAGCAAATCTCCAGTATGAAACTTTAATGGGTGATACTGCTCTATTGGCTCTTCTCTCACGATAATTTGCTTAACAAAGCCCCAAGCACCAACATTGTTGATTTCTTCTGCTATTTTTGGTGTAAGTGTGAATCGCTTCATGCCCTGATGGGTGTACTTCCCATCCATGACGCATATACAAACCGTTCTTGTTGGTGTAATCAAACCTCTTCCTCCATGATGGAAGAGCCTGAAAATTTCCACTTAACGCGTAAGCCAGACTTTTCAATAATCTCCTTAGCTTCTGTAATAATTCGTTTCAACCGCACATTTTCATCACAAGCCGCCTCTAACTCTCTTTGCGCTGGCAAGACTCGCTCTAAGTAGTTAACCAACTGACGTACTTCATTGTTTTGTTTTGCAATATCCTTTAAGTCTTCAATCTGCCTTTTAATTTCTTCCTCCCTTTGCCACCAATACTTAACAACTGGGAAAGCGTGCGAATAGTTAAGGTGATGGCTAAGACTGGGAGCCTCTCTCCTTACATCTATTGTGTAGCGCCCCTCATTTAACAAAGCTCGAACCTCATTGCGATAAGCTTTAGCCGTTCTAATTTTCTCGTCTATCTGCTCATACTCTTCGAGCGACATGGTTATTGTTTTTTCACTCACTGCTTTACCCCCATATTGTCTTTACAAGGCCACGGCACGAATACACCAAGTTTCTCAACAAGTGTTTTGTTTAAAATGTCGTAGATAGCTGGATAATCGGTGCTACTTGCGCGTGTGGTTGATTTCTCGCCCATGTACGCTTCTTGCACTGGTTTCCAGAGGTGTTGCTTAACCGCTTCCATCGTCCAAGGTATTTCTTGGCGCTTGCTCAACTGAAGCACTTGCCTTACGTCCATGCCTTTATCATTGAGCGCGTGAGATACCTGAGTTAGCCACACGTGAAGCGCATTATTTTGTAACTGGCTGCGCTGCTTCTCAGTTGTGGTTTGCATCATTAGCCATTTGTTTTGGTGCCACTTTTCACGCAGCTCTTGTATGGCTGCATCTAGTGACTGTTGACTATTGATAACGCGGAATTGACCTTTCACTATGCTGCCTCCCCGAATAAATCTAGCTGGCGAGATAGGAGCGATATTGGCACTTGCATCTGTGAGAAGATGTGAGCGATTACATCAACCGTCCAGCCGTTGCCAAGCATCTTGTAGCGCTGCGTATTGCTTACGTGGTTTGTGTAGTTGTCTGGTACGGTTTGAAGGCGCTCACATTCGATTGGGGTTAGTTTGCGGTATTCTGCGCCTGTGACCACGGCTGTTTGCGTCTGGTTTCTGTTCAATCCTCTCCAATCGCTAGCATTAAGTGAAAATGCTTTATTCACTTCACTGCCAAGCCCTTCTTTGCGGTTAAATCTCGCGCCGACTGGATATCTACCAGGGGGCAGTGATGAAACCACCGTATCCTTTTGTACGGTAGTAAGTGAATTTGACTTATCACCATTGCGAACTTCTAGCGTTTGCTGTGTTAGCCCAGCAACTTTAAATCCTTTCCCGTCTTGACGCTTACCATCTACGATGTATCGACCTCTTACGCCTGCTGGGTTTATATAATCGCCTTGCCTACCATTTTTCACATACTCCATGGCTGATAGGCTTTTACCTTTACCACTTAAATCATCTCGCAGTATGTGAGCGTTTCTAGCCTTAAACTTATCACTCATAAACGTAGTGTTTTCTGGCTCACTCTCCAAAATATCAGCCAGCACAATACCTCTATCCTCTGGCTGCTCAACATTCCAATTACACCAGTAGTAGCGTTGGCGATTTTGAGCGCTCACCAAAGCGCTATTAATAAAAACAGGCTCAACACCCAATTGTTCACTGATAACCGCTAGGTATTCTTTCTTCATCTTCACGTTTTCAAGCATGAATTTAACGTTAGGGTTAACACTTTTGATATGGTTAAGAATATCCACGTAAACAAAGAACAACTTGCTGCGCGGGTCGTCAAAGGCCAATTGCTTACCAGCAAAGCTAAACCCCTGGCATGGTGAACCGCCGATTAACAAATCAATCGATGCCCAGTTAATATCCCACTCTCGCCATTGTGTAACATCGCCTAGTTGGATGGTGTTTGGGTAATTCGCCTGAGTTACCTTGATAGCGTATTTGTCCAATTCTGACGCGTAGTAGGTGGTTGGTGTAACACCTATGCGATTTAAAGCAATCTGACCGCATGACATGCCATCAAAAAGTGAAAGTACGTTCACGCCTCTAACTCCTTCCATAACGCTTCAAAATAGGCTTGATTACTTAGATTCTCTGCCGTTACTTCACGATATGTTTCATTTATGCGGCGAGACTTAGCACGCTTTTGCAAAGTTGGGCTTTTAGTTTCACGCTTAATGCGTAGTGAGCGGTTTTCTAATTGGTGTTGGTTCATGCTGCTTCTCCCTGTAATTTACCTTTGGCTATCAACGCTTCACGCGTAACAAATGAAACATGCCCAGCGCTTATGCGGTGTGGGTCAAATACGAATATCACTGAGCCTTTGTTATTACCCTTTTGCGGTACGCCGTTCTTTAGGAACGCTAAGCGGCCATCGGTAACAAAACGGATTTCACTAGCATATTTCTGTGCAAGGCTGAACCATTTGACGGATGGGTCGCACATAACAAGCATTACTGTCATTCGTCCATTTAGTTGTGCTTCGATCGCCTTTTCCACCCAAGGCTTGATGTTGCTGTATGGTGGGTTGCACCAAAGGGCGCCAATCTCTATAAGTCCAGCACCAGGTATGCTAGAAAGCGCATCTTCTGCCCACGTTTTAGAAAGCGCATCGTCTTCGATAGTCCAGTAGTCTGCGCACTTCGCTGTTTGATGCTCCGCACATACGTCAAAACCAAAACAAAACTCTTTATCTAGTGCGTTAAACACCTCTGGTGGTGTACTCCATAAATCGTTAGACATTACGCTATATCCCTCTCACGAATAGCCATAAAGCTTTTGAAAACGTTGGTGCGGCGGTAGCTAGCCATTTTTGGGCAATACTCGATGTAGCCTTTTCGCTTTAACGCCAGTAAGTGACCTGAAACACTGTTGGGATTTACCCCAAAATGCTCAGCGAGCACTTCAAACGTGGGAAAGTTGTCATTTTGCTCGATGAATTTGTGAATAAAGTCCATGTAGCTGATTTGCTTATCTGTTAGTGCTGGGCTCATGCCTGCTCCCTCGCTCTGTAATCCTCTAAGTGCTTTTCCAATTTTGAAAACGATGATTTGCTTTCAAGTTTGTGGCGCTGCAAGTCTGCGAGCCCTGCCACGTTGTTTGGCAACTCTGAAAGTGGTCGCTTCTCAAATTCGAGGTAGGTAGAAACAAATTCTTTTTGCACCCAGTTAAGTTGCTCTTGGTCTTTCTGGCACAGAAACGGCCAGCCCCCGATTGACGTTACTACTGCGGCGGTTATTGGGTCTTTAAACTTCGGCGTGCGGTGTGCACCACAACCTTTGATTGCCTGTAAAACGCGAAGCCATTGCATTTCTGCTTTGCCCTTCAAGTTTTCAAGCTGCTCTTTCTCGCCGGTTGATAGGAACCTGATTACATCAGCAGGCTTTGGGGCGAATTGGCCGCGTTCAGGGTCAGATATATGCTTTGTTAGCGCACGGCATACGTCTTCAATGTCAAAAGGCTTTAGTGTTGCCCACCAA